TATATTATTGATTACTTTCGAGAACGCATCCCTACTTTCGATGTCCCGGCAAAAATTATAGAGTATGCCAAGAAATATAGTCCTGTTAGGAGGGTAACTATAGAAACAGTAGCGGCGCAGGAGATGGTCAGGGATATGGTGACCCGTATGTCTGCCAATGAAAAGAGACTGATGCCCGGTTTGTTTAAGGGAGTTAAGCCCCCATCAAGGATGAAAAAGGAAGATAGGCTTGAAACAGCACTCGGTCAGATTGTAAACTCAAAGAAATTATACATTTACAGGCATATGACAGAGATTGTTGATGAATTCTTTGAACATCCAAAGCCCAGAAATGATGATTTACTGGACGGCTTATATTATGCTGACTACTTTGCAAAAGCTCCTAAAACAGATAAAATGAGTGTGGATGATATTGAAAAGAAAGATGAAAAGCTGGATTACTATAAATTTAAAAAAGCATATAACTGGGTAACTGGCGCGAAAATGTAGTATAAGCCTATGTTTTCATTGTATTTTTATTCACATTTTACGTATAATACGACTAATGCCTAGGTTTGGAAAAAGGTCAAAAGAACGTCTCAAGGGTGTTAATGCAAAGCTGGTTAATGTTCTTAATGAGCTCATTAAGATAATGGATGTTACTATTATTGAAGGAGTTAGGAGCAAAGAACGTCAGGCAGAGCTCCTTAAAAAAGGTGCAACAAAGGTCAAGTATTCCAAGCATATGGATGGTAAGGCTGTAGATTTAGCACCTTATCCTATTGATTGGGAAGATAGGGAAAGATTTCATTACATGGGGGGCATGGTCAGAGGTATTGGTAAACAGCTTGGCGTAAAGATACGCTGGGGCGGCGATTGGGACTCTGACGGAGAAATTAAGGATAATTCGTTTGATGACTTGGTTCATGTGGAGATTAGGGATTAATGGCTGGTGGTAGCACAGACACAGTACCGGCAAGACTAACGCCCGGAGAATTTGTAATTAAAAGGGAATCAGCGGAAATGTTGGGATTACCATTTTTAAGAAGACTAAACGCGGTTTCAGATAATGCCGCTCATAGCAGTATGGATGCACTGATTGCTCAGTCAGAGCTTGCGGGCATGAAACCAATGTATGATGGTGGAGAAGTTGCCCCCGGCTATGAGAATGGTGGCAGTGTTCCAAAGAGTATATTAAATATTCCTTTTTCTTTATTGGCTAATATATTAAATAAACCCGTACCCAGAACATCGACTGTTCTAAGTCCAGAAGAACAGATACTTATGGAATTGGAATCTGGTGCACATTTCCCCAAAACGGATGTCCCCAGCCCTGAAGAAGAAATCTTGAGTGAATTGATAAATGTTGCGAAACAAAAAGAACAAGATAGACCAATTGCTAGTCCATTTAAAGGCTATCAAGATGGTGATGAGGTGGCACCTGCCGATGCCACAGCTAATGCAATTATGTCCCAACTACTTTTAAAGGAAGTGGCTCAACAATCACCAGAATATTATTATTCTGAAGAAAGGGGCGGCTATGACCCGGCTAAAGAAATAGCTGAGGGCTCTTTTATGCCTATAGGCGGTGTTATAAGTGGGGCAAAGGGATTAATGAGACTTCCAACTCATACAACTGGAACACCGCTTGCTAAAGGTATTAAAAAGGCTGTAAAAGAAGCAGATGAATTATTAAAAAGGACTAGAAAGCCCGGAGCTGGTTTAAAAAAGAAATTAATAAATGAGATAGATGAAGCTGGTCTGCCAGATGCTTATGGTGAGCCTATGTCCTATTTTAAAGATTTACATACAGATGATTTAGCTGATATTTTAAAAGAATATTATGGAAAAGAATTATATCAAGCAAATCGTGGATTACATGGTCTTTTAAAGGCAAGTGGCTATCAAGAAGGTGATGTAGTTGGTTATCAACAAGGTGAGCAGGTTGTAGACCCTAATGACCCATTAGGTATAAATAAAAGGCAGGCAATGGGCGCACAGGCTTATGCCGGTAGTACAATAGCAGGAGCCGGCGGTGGAGTAAGTGTCGGTGATGTTGCTGAAGCAGTAGAGATTGATGAAATGCAGAAAGTTAATCAAGCAATGGAAGCATTAAAACTGCAAGGAATATACAATGAGCCTGAAAGAAGTGGATATTTTGAATTTCAAGGAGATGTCCCCCAATCTGAAGCAGACCAGATGAGAATGGTGTTTTCACTTTTAAGGGACATGGAAAATCAAAAAGCATTAAATCAATTATTGATGCAGTCCGGTAGAATGGGCGGACAATTAAACCCAATTCATCAAGGATTATTTTTTAAACCTTAATAATGGCAAACATGGACAAAGACCCTAGGGCAGAATATAACCAAGAGCTCTTTCGCGATTGGAGTGATGCCCGTACAGATTGGGATGAAGAAGCCCGCAGGGATATTGATTTCTATCTTGGCAACCATTTTACTTCAGATGAGTCAAATGAGTTGCAGTCCCGCAATCAGGCTGATGTTGCTATGGACAGGACTTCCGGTGCTGTTGAAAAATTTAAAGCTGTATTGACAGCAAGACCCCCTGCATTTACAATAACACCTAGAGAGGACTCTGATGTTAAAGTGGCAAGCGTGTGGCGAACTATTGTTGGCTATATCTGGCAGATATCTGATGGCGATGCCCAGATGAAGCAGGCTATCCATGATTATGCAATTACCGGTCTTGGTTATTTATATGCTTATGTTGACAGAGAATCTGATTTCGGGAAAGGTGATGTCAAGTTCACTTATCTAGACCCATTTAGAGTATACGTATCTCCTTCGTCTCGAAACCGTTGGTGTGATGATGCTGACGGTATTATTATATCTACAATCTTGACAGGCGAACAGGTCGTCAACCTTTACCCGGAATTAGATGATATTGTAGACCCTGTTACTGGTGAAGTATCAGATGGTCTGCTCCGCAGTGTGTCTGAGCATTCAGAATACAATGGCGAAGACTATCCATCAGCCCAAAATAAGAATTCAATGACTGTCTTTACTCCTGCTGAAGTTAAGGATAAAGACAATATGAATGTTAAGAAGTACCAGATACTTGAGCGGTTCTATAAAGTAAAGGTTGTTTTTTATCATGTCATTAATATTCAGGATGGCGAAGAAATGATTCTCTCTGAAGAAGAATTTGCTGTATTTTCAGAAGAGAATGGTGAAGTATTAGAATCAGGATTTTTAGAAGTTGCTCAGGTCTATCAGACCAGAGTGAAAGTGTGTGCTTCAATAGGTGAGATAGTTCTTTATGAGGATATCCTTAATTCAGACATTTATCCTGTTGTTCCGCTTCCCAACGTATGGACTGGCACCCCTTATCCAAAGTCAGACGTATCCCGCGCCAGACCGATGCAGAGACTGCTGAACAAACTATGGTCTCTTGCTCTATCTCACGCTCAGGCATCAGCAGGTCTAAAGTTGCTGGTACCGCTTGGCAGTGTTGATGATATATCTCAGTTGGAACAGGATTGGGCTAACCCTAATGCTGTTATTGAAGTAGATTCATCTCAAGGCGAGCCGCATTATCCACAACCGTCACCACTAGCTGGTGAATTCTACAAGTTAATACAGCAATGTGAGTTTTACATTGACTTTATATTTGGCTTGCCTGAGATGATGCACGGATTTGCAGATAAAGCTCCCGAGACAGTAAGGGGCACTGAAAGAATGGTAGCCTTGGGTAGCGAAAGACCCAAGTCAAAGCTGAGAGACATAGAGTTCTCTATCAACAGGCTTGGAAAAGTTGTTTATAATCTGGCTAAAGGTCATTACAGCTATAAGAAGATGTTCCGCCTTGCACAGCCTAATAATGACCAGACAGAAGCTATGGTTAATTTTTACACTGATGTATCCGGTGCTGTGGTTGACATCAAGAAAGAAAAATATAATATTGAACAGCACGATATAAGAATTGAACCCGGTTCTACAATGCCGACCAACAAATGGGCAGAGCTTAATGTTTATCTTGAAGCTTTCCAGTTGGGAATTGTAGACAGGTATGAGGTTCTCAAGAAGAACCCGGAAATTTTTGACAAGGAGGGCATTATGCGCCGCACAGATGAGAGAGAGCAGATGGCACAGCAGATACAAGCCCTTGAAGGTCAGTTAAAGAATTTGCAGGGAGACTTGCAAACAGCCCAAAGAGAATCCGTTCAGGATAGGAAACGAGTGGAAGTTGAGAAATTCAAATCACGACTTTCCGGAGTTAATTCCGATTCTAAAGCGGATAGAAGAGTACAACGTAATAAACTTGAAACAGAGGTGAAGCTCGAGGTAGAGAAATTAGCGAACCGAATCAACCGTGAGGCTGATAAGGCGACTGGTTCTGCTCCAAAAGCCTAGAGACATCTTAAAGGAGTCAAACATGGAATCGTTAGAACAAATTGAGGCTAGTGTCGAAGCTACAGCGCATGGAGATGAAAGTTCATTGGTGGATGATGTCATTGCAGAACAATCTGAAGAACAGGTTGAAAATGTCCCCGAAGAAGCTCAGGTTTTAGTAGATGAGGCAGAGGTTCGTAAGTTTCAGTCAATGTATGACCGCTCACAAGCGGAATTGCAGGACTTGAAAAAGTATGAACCTTTGGTAAATCTTCTGGAATCGAGACCTGATTTGGTACAGACATTGCAAGACGGCATTGCAAGTCCGCAGAGTGCACAGGAATCAGCTCCCGGTATAAGCAAAGACGAGTTCAACCCTTGGGATGCATTTACAGAAGATGGTTCTGCTTCCAGTCAATATGTACAAAACAAAATAGAAAGCATGGCGAATGAAGTAGTATCCAAGAAAATGGCTCAACAGCAGGCTCAGATGCAGACAGAAATGCATTTGAACAACACAGTGGGTGAGCTCAGGAATACCTATAAAATGTCGGATGACGAGATTAAAGGTTTTCTGGAGTTCACTACACAGCCTAAAGAAGCCGTTGGAATGGGTAATCTTGTTAAATTGTATCGAGATGTCAGTGGGGTTGGTCAAACAAATACTGATACCGTAAGTGCGGTTAGAGCCGCACAAGAAGCACCTCGCACAGCAGGTGTCTTGCAGGGACAGCCCGTATCTAGTAAGTCAGATGATGACAAGATGTGGGAGTCCATTAAAAATGTAACTGCTGGTTCGAGGTTGCCTTAATTAATTAACAAATAAGTATGGAGGTTTACTATGGCAGTAAATCAAGGACAGTTAAAAGTAACAGACGTTGCTCAAACTGCATCTAATTCTCATGCTTCAACTCATGGAACTACGCCTGACAATCGTAGATTATACAATTTTGGTGAACGGGTAGCAGACCTTGCT